ATTAAAGCTACTTTTCTTATCTTTCTTTTGAAGTGTTGGAATATTTGTACCACCAGCAGCAGCATTCATTCCCTCTAATGTATTAACACCATACTCTTGTACAGCACCCTTAGACATAACAAACTCACCAGGAGTTAGCATTGCAGGAACTGTATCCTTGTCTCCCGTTCCAGGAACTTCACCACCTTTATTCATACCCAATCTTCCTGTTTCTTTTTTAGTATCTTCTGCTGCTTGCTCAGTTTTTTAAGATCTGGAGGTTGTTCTGAATTCTGTTGTTTATCATCCAGTTGTGCTTTCAGTTCACCATCCATTCCCGCTTCTAATTTCTCACTATCTTTAAGTGAATCAGCCTCACCTTTCGCTAATTCCTTATCAACTTTACTCCCAAATCCAAAGATAGATTTAACTGCATCAACTATTTTAGGTATACCCCATGATAATAATGCAATCGCTCCTGCTACAAATATAACTCCTGGTCCAACAAAAGCCATAATACCAGCAACCAAGACAGGCCACCAATCCTTAATAAACTTAAAGAGAGAAGAAACCTTATCCTTGTTTGCAGGATCAGAGAACCATTCCCACAATTTAACTACAGTACTTCCAAATAAAACTGCAGTTAAAAAATTAATTATCTTATCCCATATACCCATCACAGGTTTAAGGGCCATCTGTCCTACTTTCTTTATACCACCCATCATCTTCTCTAAACCACTCTCTCTTTTATTCCTCTTCTTATTCTCTTGACTCTTTCTTAAAAATTCTGTTTGATCTTTACTAACTTCTGCTTGACCTATTAAAGTCTCTTTAATACCATCAACTGAGGATGAAATTGATTTAAGTATAGGTAACAATCCCTCCTGTGATTTTTCAGTATCTACTTCTGCAGCAGAGGCCTCTGCATCATCTGGTTTAATATCATCAGGTTTTGCTAGTGGTTCACCTTTAAACCTTCTTATTCTTTCTTCCTTACTTAAATATTCTCCCTTTTCATCTTGACCCATCACTCGTGATGCATACCCTTCATCAAATGGAGTTCCTTTCTTTATATCTTCAGCACTTATTGTCCTCTTTCTAATTCTTATCCTTGGTCTCTTTTTCTTTTTCTTTGGTGTTGTCTTTGGTGGATCAATCTTAGTGGCAACTCCTGGTGTTCCTGATCCTTCATCACCGTCTAGTTCACCTGATACTCCTTCTCCACCTTCCTCTCCACCTATATTCCCTTCACGTATATCATCTAAGACATCATCTAAACCTTCAGGTATCTCCTCACCTAATTCCTCTGCTACTTCTTCTACTACTTCTGCTACTTCCTCTACTTCCTCTGCTACTTCTTCTTTTCTTTCTTCTTGTTCTGCTTCTTGCTGTCTTCTCAATGCCTCCCTTGCTGTCCATATTTCTACTCCAATTTCTATATTAGAAACTCTATTCTCAAGTCCAAGCACCCGTGCCAAAGTTTTCCTTTGCATTCCAAAGGACTTACTTATTGTCTTGTGTATTTCAGCAAGTTCAATAGGAATATTTTTTTCAAGGCTCTCAACTTTACCAGCAAGCTTCATATGAGGTTCGTGTTTCTCCCTCATAGACTGTATAAAGCCTCCTCCTGCATATGAATTTGGTCTTCCTTTAGGCATTAGATTTCTGCTGGTTCCTCTTTAGTTCTTCATCCTCAAGGTGTTGTTTTAATAAACCAACATAGATGTCTCGTTCCCAAGGCATCCAGTTTTCAATCTCTGTCAGGCTATATTTATGGTACTGCATCAAGGCAAAATTAAGTCTGAAATAATTTTCCAGACTCATGTATACCATGCCTACCCGAAAAAAGATGCTAATCCCTCAAGCACAACATCACTTTCAACTTTTGTTTCTGGATTTGTTACCTTGATAGTATGAGATAACTTAGGCATTGTTGTAAAGAACTTCTCAATCTCTTTGAATTGAGCAGAGTTCATCGACTCAAGGAAATCATTCATCTCTTTCTTAGTACAATCCTCAGAAGCCCACACCTCATCTTCTGTATAGATCTTATCAATACATGATGCAATTAATTTAAAGGACTGATCTACCTGAGTAGTATCATTAAAATCAAAATTATTTTTAATAAACTCATCAAGAGATGGATACTTCATCTCCATCATAATCTTTTCATCAAGTTTAATCTGATTATTATGATCCTCACTCTTTTGAATTTGAATATCATCAAGATTAATAGTTACAGGAACACTTGTCTTACCATCATCTGGACAAACAATATTAACTTCAAGATCTTCTCCAACAGATTTACCTCTGATGTTTAAGAATAAAAATTCAATATCAAATGTAGGAAGTGTCTCAACCTTAACACCCTTTGTTTGAATACAATTCTTTAGAACAGCTTTAATAGCAGTAGTAATTTGTTTTGTATCTTCACTTTCTAAAGCAATAACAAGTAACTTCTCCTCCTTAACTAGAAAGGGTCTGTACTCTACAGTCTTTCCTGTTGATGGCAACTCAAGTTCATAAGTTGGCGTAGCAATCTTTGGTAATGGCATAATGTTTTATAACAAGTCGTATATTTATATAGTAGGTTTATTTAGATAAGATTCGCAGCAATACTTCTAGCAACACCACCAATCAATTTATTATCTAGATCAAGGGCTCTGAGTCCAGCATTAACTGCTTGGAATGCTTGACCATTTAGATCTGCCTGTGTTCTTGGATCAAACATATCAAATAGTCCACCTCTAGTATCTTCGAGATAGTATCTACTATAAGTCATTGAGACTGTACACTTTAATAGATCAGATGCATCATAAGAAACTGGCATGGAATTAATTGCCAACGGGAATGTATTAACAAAACCATAAGCAATAGGTTTTACCTTTCTTCTTGAGTTTATATTCTTTTCAAACTTTGTAACCTCTAAGGTTCCCTTATAATCATTTGGGAATGATGCTCTATAAAAGAAGTTTTGTTTCTTTGTATTACCAGTAAAATTATCAGTAGCATTCTCATTCATTATAAATCTCATCCATGATTCAAAGAATCTAATTGGTAAGTATTGATCAGCATCACAATAAAAAGTTAAATCAATACGATCATCATACATTCTACGATATGCATGTCTTTCTGTTACTCCAGTAAAATCACCCGTCAATTCAGTAGTTGCTAACTGAGATCCAGGTAAGGATGCTTCTGCACATAATAAATTTAATTGATCCTGTCTATAGTTTGTACTGTTCTGCCTTAGAAAAGAACCAAATTCTCCTCCTTGTGGTATTCCAATAGCAACTTGGAATTGTGATGTCTGAGCAGGATTCAATAAGTGTGCTTTGACTTCTGATATAGTTCGTGCTCTTGGATGTATGGAAGCCATTTATAAATACTATTTGACCTTATATATTATGTATATGAGATAATGGGAGAAAGTATTAAAAGTAGGTATAAACCTTCTAATCCTAAGAAATATCAAGGCAATCCCAATAATATTATCTGTCGTAGTAGTTGGGAAAGGAAGTTCTGTCAGTGGTGTGATAGAAATGATAGTATAATTTCATGGGCTTCAGAGGAATTTTGTATACCATATGTTTCTCCAAAAGATAATAAAGTTCACAGATATTATCCAGACTATCTAATCAAAGTAAAAGAAAAAGATAATAAAATTAAAAGTTATGTTGTTGAAGTTAAACCAAAAAAACAAACCCTTCCACCTAAACCAAGAAAGAGAGTGACCAAATCATATATCTACGAGTGTCAAACCTTTGCAGTAAACCAAGCAAAGTGGAAAGCAGCAGATGAATTTTGTAAGGATAACAGTATTGAATTTAAGATCATCACAGAAAAAGAACTAGGTATCAAATAATGACAGATAGTTTCGGATTTAGTGATGGAGATCCAGCACATCCATCCAACCGTATAGAATCAATTAAAGATGAACTGGCAGAAACAAATGATCCAGAAGATCTGATGTTAATGATTATGGATGCACTTAAAGATACTGTGTCACCCATACCAGAAATAGGAAAATTCTATACCTTTGTATATAATCCTAAGACACCTGACATACAATATGATCAACACCCATTAGTTGCTTGTACTGCATTAGAACAATGGGGATTCAAAGGAATCAACTTTCATTGGCAACAATCAAGGAATTATACATGGAATGAACTTGCAGGTCAGTTATATATTGTTGAATGGAATGAACTTGATGACCTTATGGCAGTTCCTTATGCCAAATACATGCTAAATAGATAAAAATATACTTCTAGATGACAAAGAAGACAACTGCAGTAAGTCCAATAAGAGTAGGAGACTCGTCTGGAGAAAGACGAACAATTTATACTGCCCTAGAAGTAACAGAGACAGAAAATTCTGAAGGAGTACCAATATATACATCAAAAATAATAAGATACCTTAACCATAGATTAGAAGGTTCTCTTGTTATTGCTGAAGGAACAACAGAAAATCCAGGAGTCTTTACACCTACACAATTTGCAACCGTTGAGGAGAAAAAACTTTTGCAAGGTGGTGGAATTATTCTAAAAACTCTTAAGCAACAAGTAAATAGTATAAAAAAAGAATTTGGTAGAAGTCCAATATCCGCACAACAAAAACAAGAACTTGCCAAGATAGCAAGTGGAGCTGCAAGTCAACTAATTGCTGCTGCAGGAGATCCTCAAGGTGGAAGAAAAAATCCTTTATCAT